GTTCTATAGTTTTCGGTTTCATTTTTTTTAAAATGTCACTATGACCGTTTAAATGGAATAGTAAATCAGTAAATTCACTTTGTTCTAACAGGTCCCATAATGGTTCAGTTTCCATAAGTGTTTTTAGATGTTCTTCATTTCGAACATTTTTATAAACGCTTACATTAAGGAAATCAATTTTAAAGTAACCTCTTTTTTCAGCTTCTTTGTAATCGATATTAGCAGTATTAGTTAATGGATTAACAGGGATTGAATGACAATATACACCAGTATTGTGTTTTTTAACATGATTATTTTCTATAATAGAAGCAGGGATATGTGGGATGATATCCAAAATCTTAGTTCTATCAAAAAAATCAATGTCAATATCCATTATATAATAATACTATCTATATCTTCTTGTGTCAACGAATACACTCCTCTGTGCTCTACCGTTATGCTGGCACAATAGTTAGCATACCGTATAGATTGTTCAATATCTTTAGATTTTAAATATTGATAAGTTAATGCTGCTAAAAATGTATCACCTGCGCCACACACATCGATCATATTAGCTTCTCTAGTCGGGTATATTATATTTTTATAAATTGCACCTTTACTACCTAGAGTAACAATAAGATCTTCACAATGTGAAATAGCTTTATTAAACTCTTGTTCATTTATTTTAACAAAGCAGCATTCAAATTTTTGTAAATCTGATTTTTTGCTATCGATAAAAATTGGCCCGGTATAGTGTTCTCGAACAGCTCTAACATTGTCATATGTTACAAATCCTTTGTTGTAATCGGATATAACAACAGCATGATATTGTTCATAAGCTAATGATTTCATATATGGATTAAATGGAGGACTTTCTTTATCTTCGTCAACCCTAACAATATGTTGTTTACTACGTTCGTCAATATATCGACGTTTGATTGATTTTTTACCTCCGGTCATAAAATCAACATCGCACCCAAATGCTTCTAAATTTGATTTAACATTTGCCGCCATTCCTAGTCCCGAACTCCATTGTGTTATCTTGAGTACAGGAACCGGAGCTTCGGGATTTAATCTATCACAAGTTCCGTAGTAGTATTCGTCAATACAACTATCACCGATCAATAATACTTTGAATTTTGTTTGTTGTTGAGTATTTTCCAAGTCTGTCATAAAATATAATTTTTTTACAATATTCTGAACCGATGATAGGTTGTCCTTCGTAGTCGCTACCTTTAACCATTATATCGGGATCATAATTTTTTATATAATCTCGAAGTTCTTGATCAGAGTTAAAAATTTCAACTCGATCGACTGCTCTAAGAGCAGACAACATAGTAGCACGTTCGTATTCGTTATTAATGGGTCTGTTTTTACCTTTTAGTTCACGTATTCTATTATCGCTATCAATTAATACTAATACGTATGCATCAGGATAAGATTTTGCGTATTCTAAAAGACGTATATGTCCAACATGAAGAATATCAAAAGATCCATTAACAACTATTTTCATCATAAAGGATAATGTTTTTTTAATTCTGTAATATCTGCTTCTGTAAATTCTTGATATTGACCTTTTAATGAATTCGGCATTGGTATATATTCTATACGAGCATGATATTTTTTTGCAATTTCTTCTGCTACATCTTGAAAGCTTCGAGCTTGTCCAGTTCCTACATTCCAAATACCTGATTCATGCACATGAAAAAACTTTTTATGTATGTTTACCACAGTTTCCACAGGAACAAAATCTCTAAAATACTTATCAGAATTTTCAAAAAGTTTTATAACTCCTGTTGTTTTAGCTTGATTTTCAAATTTATGATATGGGCTTGCTTGATCACCTTTATGATCTTCATAAGGGCCGTATACGTTAAAATATCTAAATCCCTGAACTTTTATTTTATCAAATTTTTGTGTTTTTACATGCCGATCAAAAAGATATTTGCTCCATGAGTATGGACTAGAAGGAGTTAATGGTGCATTTTCTTTAAAATTTCTAGTGTTAATACCATAGACACTAGCAGAACTAGCATATTGTAAATTTACTCCGTGTATCTGACAGGCCATAAGCATAACACAACTGAAATCATGATTTTGTCTCATTATTTTTTCAACGTCACGTTCAACTGTGCTAGTTATGGCTCCGAGATGCACTACCCAGTCTAGCCCTTCAAGTTCGGGAGGTTCGTCGCCCCATTCGTAATAACTCAGTTCATGGTCGTCTTTAAGTGCATTAACTATATTCTGACCAATAAATCCTTTATAACCTGTAATTAATATTTTCATAAAAATAATATTAGTTGTTGCAATGTTTCTGCTAGATCACCTTTGTGCAAGATAGCCCGACCTCCTGCATTATTCCACTCTTCATAGTTACTGACCCTATCGTCGATTAAAATATCTCCAGGCTGGCAGTGGGTCCATTTACTATGACTATAAGGTCCGAAGAATACAGGAATGCTGGGATATTTTTCATTGATCCAATTTACTTTATCATAATATGCCCATGGCATATCATTATTTTTAGGAACTGCTGTTAAGAATTTTAATTCCCAATTTTTTTTATTACAGATATTTTTACAAAATTGTACTAATTCATCTGCCTCTGGTGTTTTATCTAAATCACGATATAAACGCGGGTTGCTGGCTATTTTTTGCCATGCTTCGGCTGGCCAAGAGTGCATTATTGTATCTGTATTAAGAATATTTTTGGCATAGGTATTAAAGTCGGCAACTACACCATCCATGTCTAAATATATTGTGGTCATTTTTGACTATCACCTTTCATGACCCGATAATTATCTTCTACACTATCAGGTGTGCTAACTTCAATAATAGTACCTTCTTCGATGCATTCTATTTGGTGGGGTAGCAAAGGCGTATTATGCCAAGTTTCTCCAGGAGTCAATTCTTTTTCTAATGTAGAAGCTGTTTTTGTATCAATATATCTAACTATAAATTTTCCGTTTAGTATATACCAAGTTTCATCTTTTTCAGAATGGAAATGCATACTGAATTTAGAACCTTTATTAAACTTTAATAATTTACCGCAATATTTGTCGTTAGTGGCCCATATTAATTCATGTCCCCAACCTTTTTCTACAAATCCTTCTAATCTCATAGTTCCCCACTTTTTGCCATTTTAAGCATTAAACTATATTGTTCATATGCTTTCTTTACTGCTGGATACTTATCTTTTAAGTATCGTTCTTCTTCCTTTTGTTGCATAATAGATTCAAATATATGATAGTGGCCGCGATTATTCATATGATTATAAACTTCGGCTTCAAATCTTGCAATGCGTTCTAATTCACTTTCAGCAATTTCTACAGTATATAATTTTTCTGTTTCAAACCTAGTAATTTCTTCTTGCAGAAATTTATTATAATCTTCTGGAAATTGAAATAGAGCAGTGTTAAATCTCGTGTGCCTATGTGCTCTTTTTGAATCATCAATAATTCTAATTGAGTGATCTTTTAGAAAGTTTCTTATGTCAATCATTCTATTCCGACCTCTTTACAAATTTCTTTTACTAGAGCAACATCGGCAGGAGTTTCTTTAAATTTTTTCAACCAATGTTTAACTTCAAATACTGGCGCGATCATTGCTAACTGCTCGTCGTTCATTTTTTGAACCATAGCTTTACCAGCTTTGCTATTTAATATTACCCAACAACTAATATGGCCGTTTAAGATATCGTGCACTGCTTTATTCAGACTAACATAGTTAAAGTAATGTGCAAAGTTTGCATTATGTTCGTCGGCCCATTCCATCATTGTTTTTATTGAACGTTGTATTGCTGATTCTACTGGTTCAGTTTTTAATATTTCGTAGAGATATTTTTCGTAAACTTTATCTTTACACCAGTTATCTAATTTTTCACCACTTTTAATAACAAAGTCGATAAACTTATCTGGGTAAAGTGGGTTAACATTATTCACAAAGCTACCAAATTTTACAAATGCGTTATAGTAGCTGCTGTCGGCAAATTCATCGTAGGTTTTAGATTTTTTAGCGTTTTGTGTTAATTGCCAAAATCTATTATAAGCCATAAAACCTGCTTGAACACGTTTCTCATCTTTTTGTAAAGCACGACGTTTGCGCTCGCACATGTGAGCTACAAGCGTTTTTTCTTGCATGAATTTTTTATTGCAATGTACGCAGGTATACGGTTGTTCAACCAATGCAATCATCGAATGTACCATTTATTTTTCTTGCTAGGTTACTAGCAAAGAGAATCTGTTCATCAAGATTTTGAAATTTTCCATCAAGATATAGTTTAATTCCTATATAAGATTCGTTTTCTAAGCAAACTTTTTCATCTTTAGTAACAAGAACAGTCCAAAAATTTTTCATTCGTATTCCTTTCTTTGTTTTTTATCAAATCCCATTTTATCAAATAGTTCTTCTCGATCATCTTTAGTCATCATACTGGCTAATAATTTTATATCCGATAATTTGCGACTTGGATAAAGTTCAATTAACAGTTTTTCTATCTTATTTGTTTTTTCTTTTTTTCCATTTGCCAGATAAGGATGATATACCGAAATACCTGCGCCAGTTGCAGCAAATAATTTCCATAGTAAAGGTTTATGATTTTTGCTCAATGTCCAATGATGTTTGTTCACACATTCATTGGTCATTTCAATAAACCATTCTTGGATATCTTGATCTCCTTGGACATTCGAAGTGTAACGCATAAGAATATAAGGACTAAATGCCTTACGTTCTTCGTCTGTTAAGTTATTATAAAACTCGTAGTCTTTAGTGTCAACTGCACGTAGTTCGCGTTTAATATCAAGTTTTTCTGCTGCCATTTTACCAACATTTTGTATAATCAACTAATTCACTTTGACGTCCGACTTCTTTAACAAAATAAGTGCACAACGGTTCTGCTACATTTTCAATCGGAGAACATAACAGTTGTCCGGATCGCATTTTAGGAAAGTACCATTTTACTTCTTGATAAACATCAATAATGTCGATATCTAAAAATTGAGGTCTAAAGCTACTTAATGGATTAAAGCAAAACGCTTTAAAACCTCTGTCATTTAAGCTAGTCAATGGTAACACCTCCATTTCGGGACCTTCGGGATCTCCGACTATAGTGCACCAATCTAAAGGCATAGTAAGTTCGTGGGGTCCGATTTGTAAAACTGCGGCCGGGCCAGTAAAACTTTCTAAGAAAATTAAAGGAATAAAAAAATAATCAGGATTGTTATGGTCACTATTATCTAATACTGCAAACCTTAAATCGTCGTCTATTTCTTCGGGAAGATCATTTAAATAAAAAATTTTATTTTCTAAAGTAAGTATTTGCATCTGTTATTTTTCCGTTGTTAGTTTAAAACCCATATTTAATATTTTGTTTTCTGTATATCAAATGGATATTTTGCATCTTTATAGAATTTTTTACGTTCTGTTAAATGACGTTTTGCATATTTTGTTGCTGCGGTAATATCCCAAATTTCTACATGGTCCTTATCTTCAGCTTTTCTAATACCTCGCCCAATGCTTTGTATAACTCTGACAAAGCTTTTTCCGGGTTCCAAAAGAACCAAATTAAAAATACGAGGGATATTAATACCCACAGCGGCCACACCATAAGTCGCCACAATAATCTTGTTATTAGCAGTTTTAATCTCATCGTATTCTTCTTTTCTATCTTTTGTTTTTACACGACCTGATATAAAAACGCTATCGGGTATTTTATTAATTATAAATTCACCACTCTCTATCCTGTCAACTAAAATCAATGTATTTCCTGACTCTGAAATAGTTTTTATTAAACTGCTTACCCATTCCATACGAGTTTGATCAGTGACTAGATATTTTAGTTCTTCTGCATAGCTACTAAATTCTTTCCATTCTGCTGTTTGAATAATATTTACGTGGCAATTTGACAATACACCTTTAGCTTGCAATTCGTGTGCAGAGACACGATGCACTACGTCACCTAAACTAGCTCTTAACGCTTGATATTCAAAATCTTGTTTCGGAATAGTGCCAGTTAACCCCCATCGAATAGGAGCGTTTGCTAAATTTTGTGTTAATATTTTTTTAAGGACTTCGGCTTTAGCCATATGGACTTCATCAACCATAACACAGCCAATGCCGTCTAAAAATTCAGCTAATTTTAGAGCCTCAATTTCGCTATCGTGAGACTTTTTATCCAAAATATTCAAACTTTGCCAGGTGCAAATGGTATGAGTCTTCGTTAAATCTTTTCTATCACCATAATATACACCTACATCCAATCCGCAATTAATAAAGTCTTCTTCTGTTTGCTCAACAAGACTTTTATTAGGCACAATTGTCACAGTATTACCATATTTTTCACAAATTTTAGCCAATGTTGCTGTAGTAATGGTCTTACCGAAGCCTGTAGCAATTTCTTGTAGGCATTGCGGATTTTCTAAAAATTTATTAATTACTTCAACTTGGTCATCACGGAGTCTAATCGGGTGTCCAGCATAACGATGACCGCTCGGCCAGCATTTTTCACCCCAAAAATCTTCAGAAATTTTGGTAAATTTTAGTTCACCTGATGCTCTCAAGTCTTCAAGGTCAATATAGTAGTTGCGATCTTCAAGAAATTCCAAAACTTGAGGTAACATTGAGAGATAAGTAGTTCCTCCTATTCCAAAAAATGAAATAGAACCATCCCATCGACCTAATCTATATGCAGGTCGATACCTTGCAGTAGGGTCTTCATACTTAAATTTTTTTACTAATGATTTTCTTGTGTCAAGATCTAAATTTTCTATCTTAACATTTATTTCATCTTTAATTATAATTTTACAGGTTGGCAAAATTCAACCTCCGTTGTGCAGGTTTTTCTAAAATGTTGATAACATTCTCTTGTGTTTGTATTAACGCGGCTAATTTGTAATGGACATTTACATAATTAAAATTTAGTAAAGAATTAAATTGTTTCAAAGGTGATAGAATTGTTTTAGGAATGTGTTGACTTAAAAATACCACTTTAGTTTCTTCAGACAGGGGAGAATTTAATCCATTATTTTTCACAAATTGGTTAAATTCTGAATCTGTAGAGTTGTTTAATCTAAAAAGAACAGACATTTTTGAATTTTCAATTTTTATCGAGTTAAACAGGTCCAATGCCAATGATAATTTTTTCATTTCCAGACCGCCGGGTATAATAACCAAACATGGAAGAAGATTTTTTACAATATTTCCAATTGACTGTATATCAAAAGATGTTAAATCAATGTTAAAAACCTCATCTGGTTGTGTTTTTACAAATTTTATAGTGGTCTCGTTCAGGTCACTATCGATTAGTTCTTTTTCTATAGCATTGTCCCACACCGTTACTCCATATTTTCTTGCAGTGAATATGGCTTGCTCTAAATTTTCCAGATGAAGTAACTGTATATTCTTTGGTAAATTTATTATTTCGTAATTATTATGATTTTTGACCAATGTAGGCAAATAGTTCTCGATATTTTTTTGTATTTCACTAATTTGAGTAACATACTCAGCTAGTTCGTCATCGAGTTGAAAGTTAAATTCTTTGATTAACTGTATCAAATATGTAATTAGTCTTTCATTTAAAGAAAAAAACCAACATTTTTCGTCATTGTCATAATATGACTTTTTTGAAAATATTGCATTGTTCCGACATTCTTTTCTGATATGATCAATGATCTCTTCATTGTATGGAAATTCTACTTTTATAGCTCTTTTATAAGTTTTGTGATCAACGATTGACATAGATCGTTGATAATTTATTGTTCTAAATGAATTTTTAAACTGAGGATTATCTAAAAAAGTCGACACGTCGTATCCTAGACCAACATTTATCTGTGATTTATATTTTTGAAGAAATTTTACAATCAAATTTCCTTGTTTTTCAGTAATTTTTTTACCAATAGATAATTGAATTGCAAAACTTTGAATAATAGGTCGGTCGACACTATTTAATCGTATATTATACGAATTAAGATACTGAAGCAAATCTTCTATAAACATTAGATTACTATGTCCTCTAAACCAGCAGTTCTTAATTTAATAATATTACTTAATTGCCATTGTTTTATTTCTAAAGCCTTAACAATACCTAACCATTGATTTCTTAGCATTGCAAATTCGTTAATAATTTTTTCCATATCAACTACATCTGCTTCGCCGTCGACATATTTTTCAACATCCCGACTGCTTAATGCTCGTTGATAGTTCTCTAAGTATTTTTTAAATACCTTAGAGCGAATACGTCGTAATTCGATATTTAAGTATTCGAGTATAGCCTCAATTTCCTGTAATTGATTAAATCGATGTTCTACTATACCGGGGAGAGAACTAGAAGCTTTTTCTATGTTTCCATAGATTTTAACTTCTAGTTTTGCCGAGTTAAGTTCGTTATAGAACCAGTCTAAACAATTAGGAAGGTATGCTATATCTTTGCTGACTTTAGCATACCAAGACATTAATAGTCCTCGTCTTCTTCAGGATCGTCCCAATTATCTTCTTCAAAGTCTTGCTTTTCTTGTTCATCTTCAAGAACAAGTTCAATTGCATGGTCAAGATGAATGTCGTATCCTTTTAGGCTTTCGATAATACTAGTATCAATATCTTGCCCTACAAGAAAATCAATATAATGATTAGCAGCAATATCTTTAGACTTTTCAGAAATATAGTCTTTAAAAATATCCCAAATATCAATGATTTGTTGTTCTTCCATTATGCTTCCTCTGATTCTTCAATAGTAGTTCCGTTGGCTAGTAAGGCTGAATTATCCCACTCTAACATAATAGTCATTAGTTTATCTTCTGACCAATTTTTGCGGAATTCAGACATAATTTCACCTGTCTTCTTACTTACATATTGTAGCTTATTTCCGCTTTTTGTCAAGACACCCATCTTTTCAAACATGTCTACAAGACCTGAAGTAGGGCTCATACCTGTTGAATATGGAATCTTTACTTGAACACTTTCAAAAGGCTTTGCATAACGAGTTTTCATAATCTTACAAGCACTACGAATACCCAATACATCGCTGACTTTATTGCCGTCTTCATCTTCTTTAAGCTTCAACTTCTTCATAGCTACAACAATACTACTAGCATAGATAAATCCTTGACCGCCACTAATTTTATCGTCTGGGTCAAACATATCTTGACTAGCATATGTGTGATTTGTAGCAACCAGTCCTACATTATAGCTACCAAACATGTTAACACAATTTCGAACCAATGCAGTCAATGCTTTTGGCTTTCGACCCATATCACCTTTTAAGTCGCCTGCTTCGAACTGATTTAAATCAGTTGGAGTAAGCAACATGCCAAGTGAGTCAATTACAAACAATACCTTCATACGTTCATCTTCAGGCATTGCACGATATTCTTTCATAAACTCACTGATAGTTTTAGCAACATCGTCGATCATTGCTACGTTAAGTTTAAGAAGTTTATTTTCACTAGTATCAACACCTAGTGCATGAAGCCATGCTTCGTCAAGAGCATTTTCACTATCAACAAGGATAACATAAATTCCTTGTTCTTGTGCATGACGAATAATATTACCAGAGCAAATATAGCTCTTACCTGCACCAGATTCGCCTGCAAACACCGTTACCTTACCAAGGGGGACTCCCTTGAAGAAGTCCCCGCTGATAAGATAATTAAGGGCGTAATTGCCGGTTGAAACCCAGTCAGTAGGGTCGTTAAATCCAATACCAAGCCCTTCAATAGATTTAGTAATAGATTTACGAAACTTTGAGATATCAAACGCTTTACCCATTAATAATCTCCTTATTTAGAAGAATTACGCATACGAATGGTATTCAAAATTTCTGCTGCACGGCTACTTGCTTCTGTAGTCAACGGCTTAGTAGCATCATCAGTTTCCTTAGTTGCAGGCTTCTCCGAAGCAGCAACAAAAGGTTCTTCTTCGTTTGCATCTACAAATGATGCTTTACTAGATGTAGACGCGCCGTTCAAAGACACGTTTAGAACACCAGTTGGCTTAAAGTAAGAGCTCCAACGTTCCGGATCATAAGCCTCACCGTCAACACTAGCTTCGAACATTTCCTTCATTACCTTAACTTCAACATCAGTTGGCTTCTTTGGTAGGAAGTCCTTAAGATTGAACAATCCGTATTGTTCAATTGCAGCACGTTCTTGTTCGCTCAATGCACGTTCACGTCGAGCCCAATTGCTGGTAGAGTAATCAGCATATCCACCCTTTGCAGTTTTAACGATCTTAAAATCAAGACCGCGAACAAAGTCGGTAGGAAGTTCTTCGATTTCACTATCCATCAATGCATTTTTAACAATGTTAAAAATTTGACTACCGATAATAAATCGGCGGATAGGATTCTCTGGAGTCTTATCTTCTTGATATTTGCTATCAACAACAAAACCTTGGAACAAGTAAGATTTCTTCTTCCAATACTTTCGACCCATTTCTTCTAGAGCTTTATCGTTGGTTTTAAACCAAGGACGAACTTCTGTAAGAATAGGACAAGTTTCTCCCCACATTTCCATACAAGGAACTTGCACAGTAACTGGTTTAGAACTAGTTTCTCCTTTGATACCTGCAAAGGGCAAACGGATCATTGCACGTTCGAGCCAGAAAAATGTGTTATTTGAGTCACCGTCCGGTAGAAAACGGACAGTTGCAGTTTGCCCTTCGGCGATATTCCAATGTGGAAAAATTTGATTGTCGGAACCACTTTGTGACGATGGTTGCTGTGATGATTGTTGTAGTTTTGCGCGAATTTCTGCTAAAGTTGCCATAATGTTTCTCCTTAATGTTATGCCTTTAGTATGCCATT